CTGGTGAGCGCAAAAATCGAATTTTTGAGGGAGAAGAGCGGGGAAAACTCGCCTTGCGAAAGGCTACCTTGGATTGCAAGGTACTAGACATGACAAGTGAGCAGTGGACGAAAGCGAAAAGCCTGTATCTGGCGGGGAAGACATGGAAAGCGATTTCAAGCGACTTGGGATTGAATCAATCGACTCTGCTTTCCAAGGCTTCACGGGAAGGATTGCCCAAGGTGAGGAAGGAATTGCGAAACACTGTTTCCTCTAAAGAAAATGTATCTTTAGAAAGCCTGTCCGCGCTTGTCCGCTCGAAACTGGCAGCTGATGCCGCTAGCACGCTCGAGCGAATTGACAGCTATGACTTGGACGGAATCAAAGATGAAAGCGTGCGTGAGACTATTCTAGGCAGCGTGGCGAAGCGATCGGCGCTTGTGTTTGGGTGGAGCGAACAGGGCGAAGCGGCCTCCGTTTCGATCAATTTACTTGGATCGATGCCGGATCGCAGCTCGGTTGAGATCAACGTAAACGAGTCGCGCAGCTCGGACAGCAGCTCGGTTTAAAGTGAATATAACAGCGATTGTGCATCGCAGGGAAAGTGATAGTCTGCATTAGATTTGCTAATGACAGAAAAGGATTCTTTTTCCTAGGCTTGGCACACTTTTTGACGTAGGACCTGGCACCCCCTTTGCGGGTGGGCTTCGTTTACGATACCCCCCTCAAAAATTTTCCACCTTTTTGACCATGATAAACAAAATCAAAATCGGTCAAACTGTATCTTTAACAACCGCCGAGAGGAAGTTGGCCCACTTCATCGCCAAGAATCGCAACGGCAATAATCGTCATTTCAACATTACCAACCTGAAGATCAGTGCGCAGGATTCTGCGACTGTGGATTTGGAGGGTATATGCGGCGAGATAGCGTTCTGTAAGTTGTTCAACGTGTATCCTGATCTGGATACCGACCGCGATCCTCCGCATCCGCTCTACGACGCGACAATCCCGCCACCGCCGGGATATCGCATCGATGTCAAAACGACCAAGTACGAGACTGGAAAGCTACTAGTCGATGCGCGCAAAGGCCCGAAAACCGATAGCGTTGATTTCTATGTCCTAATGACCGGCTCATTCCCAGGTCCGTACACTTACCGTGGCATGATAGCGCGGGAGACGATCATCGCACCTCATCGGATCGAGACAATTAAGGGTTATCGATCATACGCCGCCATCCAATCGGAGTTAGTGGCCAACCCTATGGACGACACATTTTAATTGACGCGATAAGCATTTCTATCGCTCCATCCCGCGTAACGACCTTAAGAGTTGCATTCAACTGGTCATTGAATGCCCCCGTCTAAGCGGCAATGACGCTCCGCATCGGAAGCGGTTGGATAATCAGCCACCGTGTGGTGGATGGATGGCCAACCAAACAACGCAGATAACGTCGGTTTACATTTTTCATCTCATGTCTTGTCCTAATGTCTTCAACGCCTTTGCGGTGGCTACCGAGTCGCTCGCTCAGGACGTTTATAAACGCGCCTCGTACCGCTCGATGTGGCTCAACATGATTGAGCGCGGCGAGTATCCTCAGGGTACGGGTCTGACCCAGACCTCGTTCACCACCACCTCCATCGAGCCGACTGCGGCTGAGGAGTGGTCGGCCATTACCCTTGCGAGCGGTAACCCCGGCGACAACGGCGGCGCTTGCGATGTCACCTATAGCGAGGTTCCGGTCGGCTACAATGCCGTCACCTGGAGTCCTGAGCGTTTCGCCCTCAAAGGTCCGCTCCTGTGTAAGGACGATCTGACCTTCGATCATCGCGTCGAGGCGTTCCTGCGCGTGTACTTGGAGAAGCTTTCGATCCGCGCTCAGCGTTCTTGGGAGACTCGTTACCAGAACACCTTCGCCAAGTTCGCCATCAAGGCTGTGGCCGACTCGTCCTTCACTCAGGTTGAGACGATTCCGTCTGGCGTGAATGAGTTCCCCTGGATTCAGACCGGATCGGCTGGTCAGGCGCTCAATCAGTCCACCTCCGAGCTGACTCAGGAGATGCTTGATGTCGCTGCCGCCACGCTGATCCGTAACGGCGCGACAAATCCTGACAGCTCCGGCTTCATCAGTTACTCCAGCGATGGTCCGATCTTCCCGCTGTACATCGGCTTGGAGGCTTCGCAGCGCATCGCTCAGAACAACCCCGCGTTCCGCGATGACTTGCGCTTCGCTGATCAGGGCAGTGGCGCTGGTGCGGAGTTGCTCAAGCGCATCGGCGCGAATCGGGTCATTAAGAACTTCCGGCATGTGCCGAATCTGTTCCCGCCCCGCTTCACCTACGCTGGTGGCAAGTACACGCTGGTTCAGCCGTTCACCAGTGCTTCCGGCACGAAGGGTACGGTGTTCAGCGTCAACCCGAGCTGGACGACCGCTCCGTACGAGGCTGCGTTTATCGTTACCCCGTACGTCTTCAAGTCGCACATCGTGCGTCCTGTGAACCGCGTTGGTGATTTGAGCTGGATGCCGACCAACTACATGGGCGAGTGGCAGTGGGTGACTGGTGCCTACAAGTTCAATACGGACTGCGAAGATCCGTTGGAGAAGAAGGGGCAGCATTATGCTGAGTTCATTCATGCTTCTGAGCCTGTTTTCACCAACCAGGGCATGACGATCATCTTCCGCCGCTGCACCGGCGCTCTGACCCAGATCATTTGCAGCTAACGCTTCGCGGATCATCTGACGCTAAGCATTCAAAAGATCCGCAGGTCGAAAGGCTTGCGGGTTTTTTCTTTTCACGCATCATTGCGGCTCGGTTTAGTTTTGTGGTATCATACGTTCGCCCCTCATCAGCGTGTTGCGCGCTGGTGGGGGGTTTTTGGCATTGACAGAGTAGGCCACAAAGTGATGCTCCCCGTATGCCGGTATTTACCATCCCCGAAGGCGTTGAAATCCCCGAGAATCTGAAGGAAGGCGAGGCTTTCCAGACGATGGCGACTATCGTTCTTGGCAAGGGCGGCAAGGCTGAGGTCATCGAGATTGATGGCATGGTCATCCCTGGCTACGAGAAAAAATCCAAGGGCAAGAAGATGGCTGAGCGCGGGGAGGATGAGGAGTACGAGGAGGAGGAGGTTGCTGAGGGCGGCGGCGGGGAGGGTTTTATCGCTGAGGTGATGCGCCGTGGTTCTGGTCCGATGGCCTAAATTGTAAATCGATATGCCAAACATCACATGCGACGAGGCGGAGACGCTGATCAATGAGGCGGCGTCGCTGGGATGTCGTTCTCCATGGGAGGTTGAGCTGGCCAAGCTCGCCCTTGAAAATCGTATTGCCGCGTATCTCCAGGGCGGTGGCGCGACGCGCGGCGCGTACCGGAGCGTGAGCGCGACGGGTAATGTCACGAGTGGTGATTATCTTCTGCTCTGCGATTCAACCGCTGGCGCGGTGACGGTTACGTTGCCTCCGGCTGCGCTTGTTCCGGGACGGATCTATGTGTTCAAGCGAATCAATGCCGGTGCGAACAACGTGGTTGTTGACGGTTATGCGTCGGAGACGATTGACGGCGCTACGACGTACACGCTGAGTTCTCAGTGGGCTGGCGTGACGGTTATGAGCAACGGAACCGCTTGGTTCATCATCATCTGATATGGCTAACATCTCCTGCGCGGAAGCTGCTAATCTGATCGCCGAGGCTTACGGCGCTTCGTGCAAGAGTCCGCGCGAGCGTAATCTGCTGGAGATTGGCCTACTCTGGGAGGCTGCGACGCTTGGCGGAACGGCTGACATCACGGCGGACAACACGGTGATTACGGCTGACAGCACGATCATCACGGCGGACATGACCGAATTTCTGTAACCGAAACAAACCCTTCAATACTTCACATGGCAAAGCAAACGATCAATATCGGAACAGCTCCGAACGACGGAACGGGAACGCCGCTTCGTACAGCGTTCGATTACTGCAATCTGAACTTCACGGAGCTGTACACGGCAGTCGGCCCGAGCGGCAACAACATCGTCGTTCCTGGCACCGCCACCATCAGCGGCGTTCTGACGGCTGGAACTAATAGCATAATTGGAACTGGCTCGACTCAAAATGCCGCCGCAAATCGTGGTAATTTGACGATTGGTGGAACTAGCAGTGCTATTCTCAATCTTTCGATCAACGGTGCTGATACTGGTTACGTTATTCACGATGGAGCCAACATTACGTTCAACAACC